AAGCGTCTGCACTGCGACATCGACGTCGGTCAGAAACGCCCTCACCCTGTCCTCCATCTTCGCGATCAGCGCCTCGTCGCGAGCAACGCGCTTGATGAAGACCTGCAGATGCGTGGGCAGGCGCGGGTCGTAGCTGACGAAATCGCACCACGCCCGACCCGTGACCGCCATTTGCCACATGAGCTGATGGACCCGCTCATCGGGCACGGCGCCGGCGAGCAGCGTGTCGATGTGGGTCATGCTCGACGGGCACTTGAACTCGACCAGTCCATCATCGCCGACCAGACCGTCAGGCGAAGCGCCGGAGCCGACGATCGTCGGATGGTCGATGAAGTCAGGCACGATCGCATCGGCCCCGGTTATCATCTCGTAGGCGGCGCGGGCGTTCGGCTCCTGGTCGATGCCCCACTGCATGTCGCGCGAGACGAAGTGATCGGCGGCGCGGTCAGTGAGGCGCTCGAACACCAGCTCCTTGAGGTACGCGACGCACTTGGCGGACGGGCCATTCTTGGTCACCGCCATCAGGTCGGCCATGCGTGACGCGGTGGCCTTGCCGATGCGCTTCTTGATCCACGATGGATCCTGCTGCGGGTTGGCGATTTCGTTCATGACTGCGGCCCTCTCGTGAGCAGTGCGACGATTTGATCGAATTTCTTGCGACGCATTTCGGGGAGCTTGCAGCCAGCCCATTGTTCGACCTTCTCGACCGTCCGGTTATGGGTGGTGAGAAGCTCCTGCAGATAGGCCAGTTGCTCGGCGTCGATGACCGGGTCGCCGTCCATCAAGCGGGTGTTGTCGGGACCGCCGCGGCCATCGTCGTCGACTGTCGCCGCGAGCCCGAGCGCCGCCTTGAGGCTGTAGCGCTGCAGGTAGGTGACCACGCTGCCGAGCGCCTGCACGGCGTTCTTCGAACCCGAGGTGTCCGGCGGGGACTGCATCGGGTTCTCTTCGCTGTGCCCGTCGGCGTGGCTGATGATGCAGGTCACCCTGACCACGCCGCTGTCCTGCGACACCCGAAAGCGGTAGGCGAGCCCGAACTTGGCGAACGCCGGATCGACGGCGTTGGCGACGGCGGCGAAGTCCTCGTGGGCGTAGCGAACGCGCCCCTTGCCGCTGTCGTAGTCGACCTGGCGGTTCTTGATCACCGGGCCGATCTCGCCCTTGGCGTTGGCCATGGCGGCGTTGAAGGCGCGCACGGCGCCGTCCTTCTGGATGCGCTGCATCACATTGTAGGCGGCGTCGAGCTTGGCTGGATCGGCCTTGGGATCCTTCATGACGCGGAGCAGCGCGTCCATGAGCGAGCCGTTCTCCCCGGAGCCACGAGAGGGCTCTCTGCTCCGGGGAGCGGCTCTCGGGGCGACCGGCGGGGTCGGCCCCTCAAGTTCTGAATTCGTCGGCTGGTCGGTCATAACATCCTCTTGGGTTCCTGTTGAAGCCCATATGGCATCTATATCACTACGTGTCAACTATCTTGACATGCATCCGCGTTAGAGTTAGGTATATCACCATGGAACGTATAACACAACGGCGGACATCCCTGGCCAGCGCCCGCCAGCAGGCGAGGCTCTCTCAGGCGGCGCTGGCCAAGCTTCTCGGCGTCTCGAAGGCGACCATTTGGGCGATCGAGACCGGCCGCCGCGATCCCTCGTTTCGTATCATGCAGAGATGGACCGAGGCGGTCCCTGCGACTAGTTTCCTCAGTTTCGACAATAGGTTACAGGGGCGGCCGTTTTGACCGAGGCGCAGATTCAGGGGGCTGTTCTCGACCACTGGAAGAAGCTTGGCGTCCCCGGCTCGCTGGTCGCCTGTATTCCCAACGCGTGGGCGCAGGGTCAGGTCGGACTGACGCGCGGACTATTCGATCTGATCGTACTCAGTCCTCTGCTCGGCGAGCGGACGGGCTGGCTCGAACTCAAAACTGAGCGCGGGCGGACGTCTATCGAGCAGATAGAACTGCGCGACCGCTTCCGAGAGCTCGGCGTCCCGCATGCGATCACGTTCGGCCGGGACGAGCCGATCGAGATCCTGCGGAAATGGGGCGCGGTGCGCGCATGACCGACGATCGATGGGACCAGATCCTGAGCCTCCTGGAAGAGATAAGGGACACCGCACGCGGCGAAGTCGACCCGGAGAAGGGCAAGATCTTCTGGCCGATCAAGGAGGGGGATTTCCCGAGCGTCAACGACGCCTACGCCACGCTGTACGACCTATCGGATGCGGAATTCTGCTTGTCGTTCTACGACGAGACCGGCAACAAGTTCACCGACGAGTTGAGCGTCGTCGTTTTGAATATGGGTGGAGAAGACCAGACTTATTTCTGGCGCTCTTCGCTCAAGGACATGCTGAGCGAAGAGCTGCAGGAGTACATCGACGATGACAACGCCGAGTGCCGTCCGGCGCGCTTGCTGGCTCGTCTGATCAAGGCGTTCGACGAGCCATGACCAAGCGCGCCTATGGCAAGTTCGCGCGCTCGCCGGCCGACGATTACGCCACGCCGCGGGCGGCGCTCGAGCCGCTGCTGCCGTTCCTCGACAAGGAGAAGTACATCATCGAACCGTGCTCCGGCGACGGCGCGCTGGTTGAACTTCTGCAGCGCGCCGGACTCGATGTCGTCACGGTCAGCGGAGATGCGCGCAGCGCAAACTACATACCTACGCCACGCCCCTTCATCTTCGTCACCAACCCGCCCTGGTCACGCGCGCTCCTGCATCCGATCATCGAGAATCTCTCCAACCAGGCGACGACGTGGCTCCTCTTCGACGCCGACTGGATGCACACCGTGCAGTCGATTCCGTATCTCACGCGGCTGACCGACATCGTCAGTATTGGCAGGGTGAAGTGGCTGCCTGGGTCGGAGAGCGTCGGCTACGACAACGCTTGCTGGTATCGCTTCGGGCCGCCTCGGATACCCAGTCTGGACGAGACCATTTTCCATGGGAGGCAGAAATTACCCTGACGATTTTATCCTGTATTGCGGTCCTCGCCCAGGCTGATTGCACGGCCGCGACAGCGGTGAACGTCGACACGATCCAAGTCGGCGAGGACGATCCGATGTGCAAGCACGGGCGGGAGCAGACGGCGAAGATGCCCGAGGACGTTGAGACCGGCGAGGACGTCTACATCAGGATTATTTGCCCATGAGCAACATGCAACTGTTTGATGATCAGAATCGATTCCAGTTGCATGTGAGGAAGGCGGTTTTAGAACCTGAATTTTACGCCAGACATTACCCCGGCAAGTATTTCTTCATGGATGGAGAAGGTTACTTCTCTCAAGTCATGCAGCAAATTGGTATCGACACGATCGTCATGAGCCCTGACGGGCCGGTTTCCATTCAAGAAAAATGCGTGCGCTATCCGAAGGACAAGGCGACCGGCGAGCCGCGCGAATTGCCCTATGACGCCTATTGTTTCGAGATCGTCGCCAACGTTCGGCTCGGTCATCTTGGATGGGCCCGCACCTGCGATGCGATGCGGCTTCTGTATTGCTTCGTGCAACGGGACAAATCGATTATCGCACATCTGATCGACTGGCTTCCGCTCAGGGACTGGCTCGCGAAGCAGGATCTCAGCCGGTTTACGCTCTGGACCGAGAACGATCCGGCGACGCGGAATTCGAAGGAGGCGCGGCTTGTGCCGTTTCGCGAGATTCCGGCCGAGATCAAGGTGAAGCGGTTTCACTTGGCGAAGAAGATTCCCGAGACGACGTGAATCACTCAGCCGCTTCGTTAACGGGGTAGATATCCGGCCGCAACCGATAGCGCGGAACTCCGCTGAGTTTTTCGAGCGGAATCACGCGCAGGACCGGCGTGACGCGCCATTTGATGACGGACTGCGCCTTGATGTCTAGGGCGCGAGCTACGGCGTTGAGACCCCCAACCCGCCTGATCGCTTCTTGCAGCGCCTCTTCCATAAGACAAGCCCTAACATAAGAAAGGGTCTTGACACAAGTATCAAGATAGTGGCTTATAACCCCGCCTCTAAAGGAGGGGTACATCCATGGGTAAGGTTATTTCACTGAAGCCGTATATGCCGGCCATGCCGACAACGCGGCCGGAACGCGAGCCGCGCAAGATCCCGCTCGGCGTCATCGTCAAGACAGCGTGCGACGAGCTGTTCGACACCGAGCCGAAATTCAGCCAGTGGCTGGAGGCGCTCAACTCGGAGACCGCTATCACCAAGAAGCGCGGGTTCGACACGCATCATGCGGTGCAGATGATCATCGAGCATCTCAAGGCGAGCGGCTCTATCTCGCTCACCGTGGAGGATGAAGGCCGGGTCGGCGACATTCTCACTGCGTGGCGCAACGAAATTGGGATCTCCAATAAGGTCCGCCTCGCAGCCGCGCGCGCGCAACTCATGCTGGCCGCTAAGGCTGCTGAGTAATAATCGATGACGACCATTGCCGACACCATAAGAAATCTTCGTTTTGATGAGGTCGACCTAACCGATCTGCGCGCGTCAATGATGAACCATGGCTGGGTGAAGGAATTTCCCGCCATTGTCGATGAGTACGGCGTGATTTTGGTCGGCAATCGGCGAACGGAGATCGCCAAGGAGCTCGGCATTGAGCCGGTCATCGTCAAATTGACGCTCGGCGTTGGCGACGCAGCCGACGCCGAGCGTCTCAAATTGGCGCTCGTTTCTAATATCGGCTCAGCGAAAATGACGCGCCGTGATCGCAAGCAGTTCGCTCAGCATCTCTATGGCGCGCGCGGGTGGACGATGGAGCGCATCGCTAAAGCGCTGGGCGTGACTATTAATACCGTTCATCGTGACTTGAGGGGTTTTTCGACAATCGAAAAACCTTCCCGTCCTAATGGCGGACGTCCCAGAGGAAGCCGGGCTAGACGACTTCGCGAGAGCGTTCGTCCCTATGTCGAGGCGGACAAACCCGTGCCTCGTCCTAAACTGTCCGAAGAATTCAATGTCGCGGAAGGCACGGTCAATTTAGCCACTCAGTTTGAAAAGGGCCGCGCCGAAGGTTTGCGGGAAGCCATCATCCAGGCGCCCATCGACACCTCGATTCTGAGCGAGACGGCGAAGCAAAAATTCGAGCGTCTGGAACGGGCGCTTCTCGCCAAGAACAAGAAGGAGCTTCAGGCGGCGCAGATAATTATGCGGAGAGAAATCGAAGCTGAGTTTCGCACGAAGTTCGATGAGTGGAAGGCGATGGCGTTCCCCGCCCTGCAGAAGCAGAAAAACGAGGCGTTCGCCGACCTGCAGGCGGCCAAGCGCTTGCGCGATGGCTTCAAGCGGATTTTCACCGCCGAGCAATACAAGTCGATTGTCATGGCGCTTCATCCCGACAATTCGGCGTCGACGACGACACGCGCCGAGGTGTTCCAACTCTTCACCGCCAGGAAACTGCAACTGACCGGAGAGACGTGATTGCAGCCTCTGCCCATCATGGTGGGCAGCAACGGCAATCAGGCCGAAACGAGAGGGTAACACTATGCCAACTTATAGAGTTGTATTGAAGGTCACTTCAACTTACGAAATCGATGATATCGAAGCAACAGACGAAGACGACGCCAAGGAAGAGGCGCTGAGTAATTTCGACGTAGAGTCCTCCGACGTTTTATCTTCCGATGAGCCGGAATTCATGGAGGTTGATGAAACGGACGAGAATCCGACCCAGGAAGAAATCGAAGCGGATCGAGAAGCTCAGCAAGAAGTCATAGCTGCGCGAGACAAACGGTTCGCTGAGGCCTCGCCTGACCTTGAGATCGACGGCGCGGAAGAGGAGTCGGAATAATGAATTGGATTGATCTCGCGGAAGAGGCGGCTCGTCGCATCGCGAGTAAGGAAGCAGCGGCGGGGCTAGGCGAATTCAATTCACTCAAGAATCTTAAGGAAGAAGCAATCGATGACGTTTTGCGTGAGGCCGGTTTGTTGCTTGACGATTTCACGTATGGGTATCAGGCATTCTTCGACACGCTCGACCACTTAACCGAGGTCTGACTTATCAACAGCCCCAGTTGACTAGCGGCGTGATGTGCGCTTGAAATGATGCGGGGCCACCCCGGCCAGGGCAGCCCCGCGAGGAACACCACCGAGCGACCGGAGGCTCCCCAGTGACGCCAACTACTCTAAATAGTCGACGCCCTATGAACCCAAATTACCCAACATCCCCCGCTCAAATCAAGTGGCTGTGCCGCAGAATCCGCACCACGAATAAGGCGCACGTCTGGCTCGGCAAGGATACCGCTTGCCGGATGTGGTCGACCGGTGGGATGGGTGATCGCAGCGCGTGGAAGGTCTGCGCCGAGCGCTTCAACGACGAAGCCATCTGCTCACTCTGCCAAGACGCCATGAACCGACGCCCAGAGTGACCGTGCGTGAGGACCGGGGGTGCCACCCCGGCGGTCGGCTTAGGCTGGTCGATAGCTGTTTGTCCGGATCTCGGAAGATGACACTCTGGATCGCGGAATGGTGAAGGCTCATCCGTGCTGCCGTGGCGGATGTAGATAGCCGGATACCCGTGTCATCCTTGTTGCTGCGGTGCAACATGGCATGGTGCTTGCGCTAACTACTGGTTCGTAGATCGTATAACCGTGTCTAGATCCTAGCATAGAGAGGGCAGTGTTCATGACGCAAGAAGATGACCGCAGACGTGTAACCTTACTCCATCCTCCGGTCAGACCTTCTGTACCTCTCGCTTCGCCAGCGAAGATCCGTAAGGCGAAGATGGATCTGGTCTACGCGCTCATGTCGCTGGATGATTGTGGCGTGGACATCTCGACGATGAACATGCAGGCGGCCATCGAGTTCGCTCGGAAGCTACGTTGATGCCCCTCAGCGAACTCTACCCCCACCAGCAACAGGCCATGCAGAGCCTCCGCGACACCATCGGCAGGCAGAAGAAAAAGCGCGTCGTCCTCCAGGCCCCCACCGGATCAGGCAAGACGGAGATTGCCGCCCACATCGTCACCGGCGCTCTGACCAAGAATAACCGGGTGGCGTTCGTCTGTCCGCGCTTGACGCTCATCGACCAGAGCTTCTCGAGGTTCGTGGATAACGGCGTCGATCCCACGCAGCTCGGAGTCGTGCAGGGGAATCACCCTTGGTCACGTCCCGATGCGCCGATCAAGATCTGCAGCGCGCAGACTCTCGCCCGCCGTGAGCGCCCCGCCGCGTCCGTGGTGATCGTCGACGAGGCGCACATCTCGTCCAAGGCGATCACCGACTGGATGGCGGAAGAACCCGACGCGCTGTTCATCGGGCTCTCGGCCACGCCGTGGCGCAAGGGCATGCTCGAGGAATATCGAGACCTGATCAAGGTCGCCTCGATCCACGAACTGATCGAGGCCGGCCGGCTGTGCAAATTCCGCACCTTCGCGCCTACGCATCCGGATCTGAGCGGGATCCACACGATCGCCGGCGACTATCACGAGGGCGAGCTCTCGGAGCGCATGCGGCAGCCGAAGCTGGTCGCCGACGTGGTGCAGACGTGGATGTCGAACGGCAAGGGCCGGCCGACCTTCGTGTTCTGCGTCGACACGGCGCACGCGGCGAAGCTGCACGCCGAATTCACCCAGCATGGCGTCCGGTCAGCCTATGTTGACGCGCTGGTCGAACGCGAGGACCGCAAGGAGATGCTCGAGCGCCTGGAGAGCGGCGAGCTAGAGGTCATCTGCTCGATCGGCACGCTCAACATCGGCGTCGACGTCCCCGCGGTCAGTTGCATCAGCTACGCCCGGCCGACCAAGTCTGAGATGCTGTACGTGCAGTCGATCGGTCGTGGCTTGCGCGTACATCCTGGCAAGGAAGATCTCATCGTCCTCGACCATTCGGACACGACGCTGCGCCTTGGCTTGGTCGACACCATAGACCACGACGAACTCCTGTCGGACGCTGTCGGGACGCGGGGGAAGAAGGCCAACGAGGACCAGCCCGAACCGAAGGAGTGCCCAGCATGCCATGTACTTATTCCTGTGCGTACGAGGGTCTGTCCGGCTTGCGGCGCGTCGTTGGTTAAGCCATCAAATGTCGTCACCGAATCGGGGGAATTGGTCGAGTTCGGGACGGGATTAGCGGCAAGAAAAAATAACCGGGAGTGGTCGGTGGAGCAGCGCGCGGCCTTCTATGGCGAACTGAAGCATTATGGCGCGTCACGAGGTCATAAACCCGGTTGGGCCGCGCATAAATACCGCGAGAAGTTTGACGCTTGGCCGAATTATCCGGAGATCAAATACGCGTCGCCGAGGGCGCCGTCGCTGCCCACCTTGAGTTGGATTAAGTCGCGTACCGTGGCCTTCGCCAAGGCGCGCGCGCATGCCACGCCCTGAGATCCTGACCCGCAGCCAGGGTAAGTGGCAGGGCATCCTCCGCAGCGTCGGGGTGCAGGAGAAATTCCTCTCCAAGAAGAACGTCCCATGCCCCTTCTGTGGCGGCCGGGACCGTTTTCGTTTTACCGATCACAACGGCGATGGGCTGTTTCTGTGTAACCAATGCGGGCCGGGCAACGGGGTCGATTTCGTGGTGCGCTGGCTGCGGGTCGACTGGCCAGAAGCGCTCAAGGAGATCGAGAAGTATATCGGCGAGGCGAAGTTCGTCATGCCAAGCGCGGAGAACTCGCGCGACGTCGCGGGCGCGAAGATGGCATGGATGTGGAATATTGCGGCGCAAGCTCTGACCGGCCTCGACTTGGTGTCCCGTTATCTGAAGACGCGCCGCATCGAGGGGCTGTTACCGCAGAACGTGAAATATCTTCCGCCGCGGATCAGCAAGACATCGGGCCTCGAGGAACTTCCAGGGGCGATGGTCGCTAGATACATCGCCCCGGACGCCTCACGCGCGGTCTTGCACACCACCGCGCTTATCGAGCCGGGACGGAAAGCGGATGTGCCCAAGGTGAAGCGCTATGTCTTAGGGGCCAGGGTGCCTCAGGGAGGCGCTGTACGGCTGATGAGAGCGGGCGAGGAGCTTGGGATCGCCGAGGGCATCGAGACGGCTCTCAGCGCTTCTGTGCTGGCTGGCGTGCCATGCTGGGCGGCGCTGGACAAGAACAATCTCATGCACTGGCGGCCGCCGCTCGGGGTTAAGCGGATCATCATCTTCGCCGACGCCGACGTAAACATGTCAGGACAACAGGCCGCCGAGGTGTTAGCGTCAAGATTGCGGCGAACGCTCGACGTCGAGGTCCGATTGCCAATCGCGGGCTGTAAGGACATGAACGACCAGTTGAGGTTGTGATGGCGACGTGGGAATACTGGGTCGAGCGATTTTCCGGCGACGCCACGGACAACGTCGTTGCGGATTGCAACGAGCTTGGCGCGGACGGCTGGGAGCTGATCACGGTCGACAACAATACGCGCCTTATGTGGTTCAAGCGGCCTGGGCAGCCGCCTAGTCCGCCTACGCCCGTCACTGCGCCCTATGTCGAGGCGTCGGCGCTGACGGTCGGCTCAAACGCCACCTGCACGATGGGGACGTGGACCGGAGACCCGGATTCCTACACCTATCAGTGGCTCAGAGGCGTGACGGCGATCACTGGAGCTACGTTGGCGACCTACGCCCTCAAGGCGGCCGACGCCGGCGCAATGATCAGCTGCGAGGTCACGGCGGTCAATGAGGCCGGAACCGGCTCTTCGACCTCCAACGCGATCGGGCCGGTGGTTTGATGCCGACCCGCGGGCGCAAGCTTCCCAAGATCATGGAGGCGGCGGTCGTCCGCTTGAAGGGCAAGGTCGACAATCCTTACGCGGTCGCCTCGAGCACCTTGCAGAAATCTGGTTCGCTCAAGCCCGGCACGAACAAACCCACCCCGAAGGGCGTTAAACGGGGGAAGATGACGCGCGCCCAGCGCCACGCGCATCCTTAAGGAGGACCGCCATGCCCACGACACCGCAGCCCCCGAGGCCCCCGAGCCCACCGCCGCCACCTGCAGCAGCCCCGAAGCCTCCGCCCTCGCCTCCCGCTCCGCCGCCCCCGAGCGCGGCGTCCCAGAAGCCCCCGAATCCAGGCGACGATCCGCAGGAGACCAAGATGCGGATTGGCGAGGAGGACCGGGCGGCGATGGCCAAGATTCCGCCGGTGCAGACGATCGCCGACGAGCAGCGCGAGCGCAGCGAGGAGATGGCGCGCGAGGGGGTGGAGAAGTGGAAAGAGCGGCATGACCAGCGCTCCGAGGAGGATCGGCGCGCGCGGCCGGTCACCGGCGTTGGCACGACTGGCGACGCGCGCACGCTCGAGCCCGGCTCCGGCTCCAGTCGGAGGTAGCGATGGCGGTCACCACGTATCCCGGCGACGGCTCTGACTATCCAGATTGGCTGGCGGCGCTGATGGGCAACCAGGCGAACGGCGGGACGCCGCCTGGCGGGAGTGCGCAGGGCTATGCGGCCTCGAGCGGCCAGCAGGCGAACATGGGCTATCCGGCGTCACCGGACATGGGGCCCTATTCGCCCCAGGCGACGGGGGCGCCTCAGCCTCAGGCGCAGCCGCCTCAGTCCGGGTTCGCGCGTTATCTGGCCGCCCTCAACCCGATCAGTTCGGCGCAAGCCCAAGAGGCTGAGCCCAATATTTGGGATATGCGCCATTCTATGCCGCGTGGCCCTGACTTTAGCAGCCTGTTCGGCAGCGGCTCGAACGGGCCACAGAACCCGCGTCAGCAGCCGTTCCCATTACCGACCCTGCCGCCTGTGGTTCCGGTTCCTGCAGATGTGGATCAGGGTCCGACCATCAAGCCGCTGCCGGGCGGTCCCGGGTCGGGGTTCGGGACGACCAATCCGCGCGTTATTGATCCCAAGGCCGGCAGCTACCTGCCTGCTCGCCCGGTGTCGCCTACGCCTGCTCCTACGCCTGCCCCAAGCGTGCCGGGGCCTCTGGCTGCGCCTTATCGGCCGGAGGATAGCCCGAGCGCGGGTCCGGTCGTCAACGAGCCTTCGATCAGAGCGCGCATGCCGGCGGCGATCAGTCCGGTCGCGACCGCCGCAGCGCCGCGCCCAGGCGCCGGGGCTGGCCCTGGTCGATCGCCATCCGGTCCCGCCGCGGTCTCGCCGGCTGCGGCCGCCAGTGTCCCGCCTGCGGCTTCAGCGCCGAGTCGGTTCACCATGGTCGACCGGCCCAATATGAGCGCGAATGCGGGGCCTCAAGGCGGCGGAGGGCCGCCGCAGATGACGGCGCTGAACCTTGCCGGCCTGTTCGGCGGCGGCCAGCCTCAAGCAGCTGCGCCAGCCGTTGCGCCTGCCGCCACGGCGTCTGTTCGTGGCCCGCTGGCTTCGCCGATTTCGCCGACCACCGGTCAGCCGATGCCGAGGAGTTGGGCCGATGCGGCCTATGGAGTGCCGGATGCGCGGGGCGCGCCTTATCCGTATGCAATAGGACCGCCGCGCAGGGCGGCCGCCGCAGCCAAGCGTTCCGGCTATCAATGAGCCAAACGAACGTCGTGACAGCGACGTGAAACCAGTTTAGCGTCCGCCTATCTTAAACGGGGAGATCATCACCATGAAGTCACTTCTATTCGGCGTCGCCGCGCTCGCTCTGACGCTCACGCCTGCTTATGCGCGGCTGCAACTGTCGATCACCGCCAACGGCTCGACGTTTTCCTGCTTCGACGGCCAATTGTCGTGCGATGTTTCGGGCGGGGCGAACAACCTCCTGACCATCGACCAGACGATTGGCGGAGCGTTCGTTCAGTTGACCTTGGCGCAGAGCGCGTTCGGCAAGCCTAACGAGCTTCAGCTATCAAGCTCCAACATCGA